AGCGCCTGCGGTGTCGTGATCAACCAAGGGCGCCGCCCCATCATCTCCAACCTGCTCAAGACCTCACGCCATGCCTCCTGAATCCAGACCTCCCAGCCCGTCGAGGTCGAGGAGGGCAGGTAGGAGTTTAGATCGCTGTGGCGCGCGATGAGGTCGGCGTCGGTGACGACCGGATCCAGGCGCACCCGCACGAGGGCGGCGTCGTGCCTCCACAGGTGCGTTTCGGTGTCGGGCATCGTGAGCGTGTACTCGACGCGCCAGGAAGACCCGAATGATTCAGTGGCGACCGTGGCGGCTGTGAGCGTGTACGTGGCGATGGAGCCGGTGATGGTGACGGCGGCGCCATCAACCACGGCGGTGCCGCTTGGGTTGTAGATCGAGATCGTGCCGCTGGACGGTGCGGCGAGTGCCCCGTCGTCGTACACCGGCAGGGTCAGGTACGAATCACGCGCACGCTCGAGCTGCGTGACGGTGGGATACCGGACCTGATACTCGACCCAAGGCACTATTTCTTCGCCTTCCTCGGCGCGGACTTCTTGGCAGCGGGCTTCTTCTTGAGCGCTGCGGTGCCGCTGCCGTCGATGAGGACGGCGTCACCGTTGGCGTAGGTGATGCGCCAGCCGTGCGATCCGTCAGGCTGCACCGCCCGCGCGATGGTCTTGGGGGCGCCGCCGCGTAGCGCCTCGGCCTTGCGTAGTGCGTCCTTCATCGCCGCTCCTTCTTGCCGTCGGGGCCATAGGCGTCACCGGCCTCGACCCGATCAGCGACCTTGCGGACGGTGCGTTCCGCGCGGTGTTTGGCCTCGCTGCGGGTCATGCCCGCCTCGCGGCAGCGCTCACGCAAGTTCTCGCGCACGTGCTTGAGGTCACTACTCATCGATGACCACCCGTGCCGCCTGCTTCTTGACCGGCTTTGCCTTCTTGGTCCGCTTGGCGATCTCCTTGCGGATGGCCGCCAGGGCGGCGCCGTGGCGCTCCGCATCGACGGCCCTGGACGGTACCGATCGTGCCTCGTCCGCTGCCTTGTTGCGCTTGTCTTCCTCGGCCTGGGCCATGCGCTCCAGCACGTAGATCGGGCAGGGCGGGATCACGCCCTGCGTTAGCTGGTACTCCAGAAAGCGGACCCAGCCGGCCTCGTCGCAGTCCGCGACGGTGGCCCCTGGGTATAGCCGCGTGTAGATGCTGACGTGAGCATCGGGGCGCCCTTGCGGGGTGCAGAGGTAGGAGACGGGTTCGCCGGGGGTGCGGTCCTGCGGCGGAACGCTGTCCAGCGGCACGTGTGACCAGCCGCGCTCCTCCTTGCGGGCGATTGCCGCGCGCACGCCGATGAGGTTTCCGTGACGGTCGGTGATGATGCCGTTCTGACCCTTGCGGATCTTCACCTTGCCGAGGAGGGGGAGAACCTTCCCCGCGAGCACCATCCAGCGCTCCGGGTGTGCCACGTAAATGAACGGCGTGGACGCCTCGATGCGCGTCGGCGGTGGACCCCCGGTGGGGTCCGAGTCCATGACGAACGGGGTAGTGCTCGCGGTTTCCATGCGGGATTGCCTCCTCCACCTCCTCCGGTGTGTGGATAGGGGACCGCCAGCGGAGGAGGGTGCTGACGGTCCCCGTGTACCCACGCGCTAGGCGTCGGTGATGATCGACACCCCGGCGGCGTCCAGAACTTCGACCACGCCGAAGTGCATATGACTGACGTACTCGGTGAGGCCGGCGGGCGCGTTGCGGTCCTTCTCGAAGAGCACCTCGTTGCCGAGCACGACCTGCGTGAAGTCCGCATCGGAGCGGGGGGCGCTCATCGCGTAGGCAATCGCGCCACGGCCGAACATGCCGCCCGCGCGGTCAGCGAGGGAGTTCGCGGTGACGATGGATGTCGAAGTGTATACGTCGACGCCCAAGAAGTTGCCCTGCGAGCCGAGCCCCTTGGAGGCGTTCAACACCTCCTGCGATCCGGCGTTCCACTGGATGGCGCCGCCCGAGGCGGTGCTGACATCCGAGCGAATGTCGGCCCACTGGCGCGGGTGCAGCATCGCGAGGTAGGGGCCATTCACCGACGCGATCTCCAAGGTGGCGATAGCCTCCAAGAAGTTCGCGGCGGTGGCGTCCACCGTGGTCGATCCGACCGTCGAGGAGAAGGCGTCAACGATCTGGGCGACCTCGTCGCGCAGGGTCGCGCCGCAAGCGATCAGGGCATCCATCGCGAAGACCTGCTCCGCGCTGATGCCGAGCCCGTCCACCTGCCGCATGAAGTCCGACAGGTCGTACCGCTTGGAGAAGCGGGCCAAGGCAATATCCGAGGCGTTGTCGGTGGGCGTGGTAGCGGACACCGCCGCACCCTCGGTGGTCGAGGCCAGCAGCACCGCGCCGTTCAGGTCGAGATCGGGCACACGCACCGTGGTCGCGCCGACCGGAGCGGGGGCGCGGATCAGGCTGGGATGATTGGGGAGAGCGTTGCGATCGGCCAACGACTGCACCCAGATCCCACTGAGGACGTCAGAGGCGAGCGCATTGCCGAGATTCGAAGTGTAGAAACCCACGAGAACTCCAGGGGTGGTGTTTAACCGCCCGTCTCGGTGGGCCGAATAACCGCTAGTCCCCGTCTCAGTGGAGACAACCTGAAGCCCCGGTCACAGCCTGGAGGCACGCTGCACGCCTAGTGGCGTCCGAGGCGAGTCTACCCCGAAAACATCGTGATACCAGCCGCCTTGTTAAATGCCGACCAATCGCCGCTCTTAAGCGCTTGGTCGAGGAGCGCTTTACGTGCCTCCTCAGAGACGCTGCCGCCAGCACTCGGCGGCGCCGCCGCCGTCTGTTTCGGGGGCGCCTTCTCGGGCGCGGCGGCGGGCGTTGGCGTTGCGTACGGTGCAAGCCAACGGGGAGGGGGCTTGGGGTCGTCCTCGGCCGAGGCAGCGGCGACGAGGGCGGCTACATACTCACCCACGGACGCGGGGCGGTCGTCGCCCTCTAGCGCACCGTAGGCCGTGCGAGCCGCCGCCATGCCGGGTGCGTCATCGATGCCGTACTTGAGCAAGGAGCGCTCATCAGCCCACTGCGCTGCCGCCGCCGTGTGCGCGTCCTTAACACCGCTGAGTTGACCGCTGAGTTTCGCGTTGGCCGCGCGCAACTCGTCGCGCTCCTTCGTGGCGTTGGCTAGATCAGCCTTCAGTTCGGCCCACCGGGTAGGCGGGGGTGTGTCATGGACTGGGGGCGGCGCCGCCGGGGTGTCATCGCTCAAGGTGTATCCTCCTCTTTAGACGCGGGCAAGGACGTCGCCAAGGCGCTCCCTGGCCTCATCAGTGGTGATCACGCCACGATCAAGGAGCGCGGTGATCGTGTCGATGCGTAGACGGTCCTCGGCGGGCGATGGCGGCAAGCCGCGATAGCGGATCTGGTACCCGTCCAGGGGGTAGTTCCTGCCCTCGGCCTCGTTCAGCAGGGCGGCGCAAAGCCGCAAGGTCTGACGGTCGCCCCGCAGGAACTGGGGCGCGAAGAAGCGCTGCTGTTCCCGTACGGACTCCCGAGCTACCGCGAGTGAGTAGCCGCTCCGAATGTCCGCGCTCTGCCTCGTCACGTCGGGCGGGTGCAATCCCGCACCCTGGAGTGCTCGCCGCTCGTACATGGCGACGGCCCGCAGGATAGCTTCGGGGTCGGCTGGGCTTCCCCACTGACCGACCATCGGCTGCGCGCCCTCTCGCACGCCGAGAAGGAGCACCGTGGCCGGATCGGTGACAACCTCCTGGCGGGCGCCGTCGACGCCAGCGCCCTCGACCACTACCCCGGCGGCGTAGCGCTGGGGCCAACTGGCGTTGCGCATGATGTGCCCGAACTCGGTCAGATACAGGCCGATCCACAGGGACGCGCACACCACCTCTTGGGAGGTCCATGCGTCGAACAGCCAGCCCGTTTCGGCGGCGTGGAAGACGCTGTAGGGGAGGATATGCGCGGCGGCTACCGCCCGATCGTGGTCGCCAAGGACCTCGCCGCTCACGTCCCGGTCGACGCCGTCGATGTGAGCCTGCACCGTATAGGTGCCGCTCACCGCGTCGGCGGTGCGCCGCACCCACTCAAAATCCGCGTGCTCCTCCCACTCGCCCACGATCAGCGGCTGGGATGGGCGTTGTGCTCGTGCCTTCGCCTCGACCATATCGGGGAATACTGGGCGGAAAACCAGGGCGCCGTGGTCCACGGTGACGCGCAAGAACATCTCACGGAACCCAAGGGTGTCCCTCTGAACACGCTGCATCAGCGCCCAATATCCGGCCTCGGCCACGCGGGCCAGGAGTTCCCTGCCCGAGTCGTCGTCGTGGCCCACCTCGGGCTCCACGGCGTACAGCATTGAAGCCTGTGTCCATAGGCTTTGAAACGGGTTGGCGCTCATGTCAGGACGGTTGCCCCATGCGTCCGCGCGCACGCTGCCGAGCTGGTCACGGAGCAGGCTGCGAAGGTCGGACTCGTGGCGCCCGTACATGATGCGGCGACGGAGCCGGGTGTGTTCTACGCGCTCGATGTTGGCCGCATCCAGCGGCGGCGGCGGCAGCGATGACAGCTTGGCAGCAGGCACGGGCGCAAGTTAACGCGCGATGCTTGCGAGGCGCAAGCGCTAGTCACGCTAGACGTCGAGGCAGCGCATCCGCACGAACTCCCCCGCCGTCATGGGGCGCGG